AGCAGACAGATATTAATATGAAAAACTACGAAGACAAAAAACAAGAACTGATTGTCAGACAATCACAAATCAACGCTTTGATTGAATATTTCAAACTCGTTGACAAAAAACCAAACCTCAGTGATGTAATCAAAATTTCCACCATGATGGAAAAATACATTCACAATGGTTACTCAAAAGAATTGGGTGAATCATTTGTGAAGATTGATGAACACATCAACACAATCAAGTAATCGTCCATTTGCTTAAACCCTCTGAGTGATGCCAGGGGGTTTATCTTATGCCTCTTGAATTTGATGCTGAACCATACCAAGTAGGTAAAGTTGAGTCAGCACATAGTGGTCCCATAGCATTGAACGAACCACCTCTCCAAGCACTATTACCCCAATAGTAAGAATTACCAGGCATTGTAATCTGTGAGTTAAACGCAGATTTAACCTGTGGTGGTAATTGACCATCATTAAGATTTCCGTTGTTGTATTCAGGATACCAACCTGAACGGAATATCAAATGTCTTCTCATTAAGTTATCTTGGAACTCTGCTTGGTTATTAGCATTTGTTTTAAGATATTGTAATGTTTTCAAATCAACTGGTTGACCCTGTTCACTTCTGTTCTGAACCAATCCAATGTTGATGAACTTAACCCAAAAGTTGTCCAACGCCAAGTAGTAAGAGTAAGCAATCAAAGTAGGTTGAACGTAGTTATTCAACAACTCTTTGTATCTAATGTTTGCTGGTAATTGAATGTCATTAGTATCCACCAACTGTTGTAATTTTTCATACAGGTTTGTTCCAAGTGTTTCTTGGATTTGAATTGCTTGAGCCTGTTGAATAGCAAATCTTAATTCAGAAGAGTCAACATTATCGGTAATCGGAGTATTATCTTTAAGTTTTTGCTCTGAGATAAATAAAACATTATAAGTCATCTTACACTATATTTTGTTGGGTTATGGTCAAATCTATTTCTTGACCTGGATATATTAATTCAAATACATCTTTTAACTCACGGTTCATAAATGTCTGTAATGGGTTAATAGATGTCTTTAAGAACAATTGATAGGCTGTTTGTAATTGCTCAGATGATGATGAAAATCCACCAGGGTTTGGAAGTCCAATCAAAGACCCGTCCACAATTTTATGACCTGAAAGGATTTGTTTTTGGACCAACTCAAACACCTCAGAATAGAAACCTTGTTGTAGGTTTGAACTGATTTGTGTGATGTCAGGTTTTTCATTTGAATCTCCATAAGATACAATTACCCTACCTGCGTTTTCTGAACCCTGATAACGGTTCTCAATGTTTCTTAAGATTTGAGTTTGTTCGTTTTCAGAATCAGGAGCAGGAGTGTTGAAATGTACCCATAGTGAAGGGTTTGCTCCATTTATTAAATTGGCTAAGTTATAGACCGTTATTTGGTGGTTTAGACGTATATCATTGATGGTAGATAGATAGTCAGGTGCTCCGTAGTATTCATAACCTGGTTGGAACATTCTAATATGAACGATTTGTCTATCAGTAAAGTTCATTGGGTCAAACTCAGAAAACTCAATCATACCTGCTTTTCTCCAATTAGCCCAATCTCTACAATAAAGGTATTTGGTTGCTGGTGCTCCAAGTTCAATTGGTTTGTGAACCCTCATGTATTTTGATGGAACAATGTGAAAACCTGCAATACCTTGAGACCTGTCTTGTCTCCATACAATTTCCAAGAATAAATTTCCTGTAACAATTAGTTCAAAGTATAATTGTCTTCCAACGTCATTTAATGTTTGTTTTGAGTTAACTTTGTAATCGTTAACATATCCTGCTCCAAAGCAGTTATCTACTTTTGAACGAACACATGCGTTGTGAATTGGAGACATGTCCAACAATCTGTATAGTTCTTCAGGGAACATGTTATCTAAGCCCCAACTAACAAACGCATTGTTTCTATTCACATTTTCTGTGAAATTGGTTAGGGTATCTACCGCAAATGTTAATTTCTCTACTTGAATCATCCTTCGTATATTTTATAAATATCACTTGTTCCAGAGTAAGTGATAGGGTTAGTTGAGGCTGAGTAGTTCACCTGAGCAATGGTCTCATAAACTACATCATATGCCAAAGCAGGATTTGTATTTCCTGATAAGGCTGTTGATTGCTCCCACACCTTAACATAATATTCACCTTCTATTAAGTGAACATTTGTTTGTCCTGTCATTGTTGCCCCTGTCAAAAATGCCTCAGGTTGACTTGGGTCTATTGAAATACTAAATAAATCATAACCAGGTGAATAACCAACACTTGGTTGAATTCTAAATGGAACGAGCCTCCAAACCTCCTGTGAAAGTTTATGCTTAAATGAAAACAAATAACAAACTGAACCAGTCAAGTTTTTGTTTCTTGAACACGTTGCGTTTGCATTATTATATCCTTCGTTTAGTATTATCATCTTAATATGTGTTTCTACCTATAGTTGTTGCCCAAGTATTGACTATGCTTGATAGGGTAGTGATTTCTGATGGTGTTAATCCATTTCCTAATGATGAGAAACCTATTTGTTTAGTACTATACGAGGTTGGTGTTCCGTTATCATTTGTTGCGTTAAGATAGAACGAGAATGCAATTGTTCCATTTGTTGCTGTAGTTCCGCTCAAATTAACTGCTCCGTTCTTAAACAAGTATGTTGTGCTATCACTTGTTCTTGATGCCACAAAATAACCTGTTGTAGCACTATTGGCTGATGCTGAATCCGTAGCCAAACCAATTGAGTTTATATTATATTGTCTGTAATTTCCACCAAACGCAATGTAGTTTGCTGCGAATTCACTATAAGTTCCTGAACCCCCACTACCACTTCTACAACCCATTTCAAGTTGATTTCCAGCGGATGATTGAGTTAATGAATAATAAGACATGTGAGTTGAAGTTCTACTCAATGTGCTTCCTGTTAAGTGTGTAATCGCAAAAGCATTAGAACCATTACCAGTAGCACCACTTGCGTTATAACTCCATCCACCAGCCCAACTCAATCTATAGGCTGCATTTGTATCAAGTGGGTTTTTAGCATTGAATTTACAACCTGCAGCATTTCCACCCAACATTGGATACATTGCAACAATTTTATTATACAATCCATTAGATACTAATTCTGTAAATAATGTTATTGTAGCGGCTGATACTGTAGGTGTAATACCTGTTCCACCCGAACCAATAACTGTAGATAAGTAGAGATTTGCTTCAGTTGTTCCACTTGGAATTGGTGTTGATGAAGGTGTGATTGTAGGAGTAGGTGTTTGAGTAGGTGTCCTTGTTAAAGTAGGAGTAATACTCGCAGTAGGTGTTTGGGTAGGTGTACTTGTTAAAGTAGGTGTAATACTCGCAGTAGGTGTTTGAGTAGGTGTACTTGTTAAAGTAGGTGTAATTGAAGGTGTTATAGATGGTGTAGGTGTTAATGTAGATGTTGGTGTAATACTTGGCGTAGGAGTTGGTGATGGTAATGGTGCATCAGGTTGATAGAATTGAACAATATCATCTATGGCTCTTTGTTCACCAAGATAATCACTAAACTTTTTTCTATAAAAAACCTGACTCATTTAATTATACTTTTTAATTCTTCAATCAATTTATTTACATCAACATTACAATCTGTTTCAAATCTAAATGACTTTCTTCTTTCAATTCTTTTATCTTCTTTACTGAATAAAACTCGTAAATGTACATCACAACTTTCTAAGTCCATCTCAACGCTCTGAACTTTATATTCATCAAATGCTATATCATCCACTCTATACATTTTAATCTATTGGTGGAACTATTGGAGGACACCAATCAATCAATGGCATTGATTTAATCCAATCGTGTTGTGGATAAATAGAATTATCAACCTCTTCGGTTGATATAATCCAATTATCATCACAATCTAATACAGGATTAAAATACCAATCAGGTTGAACTAATTCTCCAACTAAACTATTTTTTTCATTTTCTGTTAGTAATACTACTTTCATAATTTTTTTAATATGTGTTTCTACTTATGGCTGTTGCCCAAGTGTTTATTATTGTTGATAATGTTGTTATTTCTGCTGGTGTTAATCCTGTTCCAATAGATGCGAAACTACATCTTCTACTTGAATATGCTAATGGACTACCATTATCATTTGTTGCTCCAATAAAGAAGTCAAATGCTATTGTTCCATTTGTTGTGGTTGTTCCACTTTGGTCTAATGAACCATTTTTATACATATATGACTTTGTATCAGTTTCCCTTGATGATACAAAATATCCTGTTGTTCCTGTATTTGCTGTTGTATCATTACCAAGTCCAATAGAGTTGATATTATATGACCTAAAATTACCACCAAAAGCAGTTAAACAAATAACTAATTCACTATAAGTTCCTCCACCACCACTACCACTTCTACAACCCATATCTTGTATGTTTCCTGTTTGTTGGGTTGATGAATAGAATGACATGTGTTGTGAATATCTATTTATAGTATTTCCTGTTAAATATGTTTTAGCATATCCATTAGAACCATT